GTCTAGCTTATTACCAGGAGCTTGCTTGTCGTAGGTATGTAACACCAAGCAATCCTTGCGGAAGATACCTGCACGGGCTAATATATCATCAAATAATAATTCCCCTTGGGAGCCTGAGAATGGCACGCCAGAGATAATATCATCTTTGGATGGCGACTCTCCTATGATTACAATCTGCGCGTCTTCTACACCGTCTGGTTGTATGTTCATGTATGCGTCTCGCTTTCTAAGGCACTTGGTTTTTGACTGGACCATTAGGTCCAACTTGAGATCCCCTCCCATCCACCACTCTCCTATACCCCTTAAATCCTTAGTACTACTTACTACCTAGGTTCCTTGTGGTCCTCACAGCCTTATAAATTCTCTTCGGCATAAATAACACCGTGTTGTATGCAGCTTTCGCCCATCCCCTAGGGTCCACTAAGGTCTTGGATTTATGTGGGCGTAGATGAACCTGGATGTTATTATTCTGTATTGTTATCTGGACCCTACCAGAAGATGTATACACTGTTACCTTTTGTTGGTTTGCACTAAAACGTGCGCTATGTATCTTGGCTTGTTTCATAGGAAGTCTCCAATACAAGTCTAGACTTGGTTACTTTAATTGCTTCAGGGTTTATGTCTGAGCCTAAAGCTCTACGGTTGGTTTGTATGGCAGCTACTAGATGTCCACCTGAGCCACAACACGGGTCTATTACTAGCTCTCCTTCAAGGGTACAGTTTTCAATGAAGAACTTTAGTATGTCTAGTGGCCGCTCTGTCGGGTACTTAGTAGCACTAGGTCTAGCATATGATACAAGATTAGGGCCAAGACGTTCGGGCATAGATACAACACCCTTACGTAGATGGCAGATATACTCGTAGGTTTGATCACCTGTGGCAGCTCCATTGATTGCAGGAGTGGATTTTACTTTGTTCCATATCCAAGGTGGGTACTCGAACTCTAGGTCTGGAATCAAGGTACATGCACGTTCGATCCAGAATGTCTCTATCCAGGAGCTAAATATCCACATGTGGGCGTTAGGCTTCAGGGCTAGGTACAACTTAGGGATTAGTTGCTGTACGAATGCCTTGATGGTGTCCTCGTCATCCTGCCATTGGGTGCCGTGTGAGGATTTGGCTAGTGTGTTCGAGTCGAAGACCTCTATGCCAAAGGGTAGATCGGTTAGTACTAAATCCACGCTTTCTTCTTCGAGTGTATCGAGCCACTTTAATGCATCGCTTAGGACTACTACGCCATCTAGGTCTTGCCTATGGGATTCCATTGCGCGGCGTGCTATCTCGGCTCGTATTTCCTTGACCTTGTATGCTTTGAACTTGCCTAAGATGCCGCTCTTAGATGTCTCGTTCTCGAGGTCTGCTAGGTCTGGGATGTGTTGAGCTATGTCTAACACACGAGCTACCTTACGGTGGTCGCTTACGCTGGCTTGGGACATGTTAAGATCCTTAGCCGTGTCTTTTTGTGAGTGACCTCCTTCGACTGCTCCTAAGCCTCGCTTAGACTTACCTTTGAGTTTCTCCATCAAACGCTCGTAATCATCGACAGCACGAGATTCTTCTGCAGGAGTCAATGGCTCACGCTTAATGTTCTCTTGGAGTTCTATGGTATGTCTATGCCAATCATCTGTGGGGTCTATGATCGAGATCTTTACGTGCTCGAAATCTTTCCAGTTCTCGTAGGCTTCACGGTTTTGGAGTATGGACTTGATAGCCATAAGTCTACGCTCGCCTGCGATTAGCACGAAATTAGAATCCACTACAATAGGCTGTATCTGACCTACTTCGTAGATACTATTCGCTAGTTCTTTGAGCTTTGCTGGAGCAAACTCCTTGCGTTGTCGCATGGCTGGAGTTTTTATCTCTGATGGCTCTATGGATCTGATGTCTTCGGTCATGCTATATCCTTAACTAAGACAGGCAAGGCACGAGTAGCATTACAACACTACCCAATGCCCTGCCTGTCCCGTGGGGTTAAAGGTACGTGAGTGCTACCCTATACTACGAAACGCTCGATCTTAATGGAGGTCCCAGATGTTCCAGTAGTCTCGTTGGACCAGTCTTCGGACTTGATCTTGGCAACACACTCGTTACCAATAGCTTCGTCTAGGTCCTCTGAGATGTTCTCCTGGATGTCCATAAAGCTCAGGCTTAGCTTCTTCTGCTCGTACTCGTCACTGTCAGGATCAAGGCTGTTCAGTTCAGAGAGACGGTCAGAGAAAATAGCCAGCACTGCTTGGTTAAAGAACCAAGTACCCCACGAACACCAGTGAAAAACCGTGAAGCCGTTAGCGTCTGCGTCCTCTGAATTAATAACCTTGAACTCGAAATTAATACCAGGCTTGGAAGACGCACGGGACTCGCGGTATGTCCACTTGCTGAATGCGAGTTCGTACTGTCCAGGATCTAGAGTACGATCGAGGTGCTTCTTTTCAGTCTCGAGGCTGCCAAACTGTAGGTCTTGATAAACTTCAGACATGATGGTTTTGTTCCTTATGTTGAGTTTAGTAAAATGTATGCGTGTGCATACGTGAGTGCTACCCTACTACGTTGCTACATTAGCTCTTAGTCTCCTTTGTCTTGAGCTGCCGCTAGGCTGTGTTGTAAAGCGATGTTGATACGTACTAAGGTATCCTTGGTTTCTTTAAACCCCATGAACCTTGCACGATCAATCTCGCCTATGATGATTTTCTGTAACACATATCCGTCATCTTCTGTGAGGGGTATATACAATGTGTCTTCTTCTGGCATTTTCGTATACCCTTTGTTTATGTTACCTAGAAGGTTAAAGTCTGATTTAGGATTCATGGAAGTAGTAAGTCAAAGTTCTGTGGCATCTCGGACTCAAGATTAGGATTACGCACACGTGCTGTGTATACGCCACTTGGACGGGTTTGCCATAGATACGATGTCTTGTCTCCTTTACCTTTTACGATTGCGTGAAGTACATAGTCGAAGTACGATGGAATGATACCTGCGAGTTTACCTGTGAGTGACGGGACTATCTTCACTATGCCTGTGGTCTCGTTTTCCTTGGTGTCCTCGTGACATATCACTACTATGTTCTTCTGCATCATGATTAAGGCTTCGATGAACTTTATGGTTAAGCGCATTGCGATGCCGTAGTCTGGTTGTGTGGGCGCAGCATCCAATGGTTTGTTGTTACTACTCATAGTGTGGTCCATGATTGCACCGTAGAGCCGTGTCATAGAATCTATGATTATTGTGTTAGGTTGAGCCTCAGGTTCCGCCTTGTGCATACGATGTAAAGCCTGCTTGATCTGATCATATGCCGCAGGTTTCTCTTTGCCTCTGTCCGTGACTAGCCTGTCAGGTATTAGACCTTTGAATGTACCCTCGGCGAAATCACCCTCGAGAGCCTCGCTGCCTTCGTCTATGTCTATGATGAATGCGGGTAAAGCTCTCTCAGGTAACGTGCGAAGACAGAAGGTTTTCCCGCTACCGACATCGCCGTATATGAGAGTCTTCTTAGGTGCATCATCACGCTTTGTACCCATGTCTATGTGCTGTGGCATGTTATTGCTGCCTTTCTAGCGGGCTGAGGTATCCCAGACCAGCTTGCTATATTGTGTGTTTTGTACGGTGTCTCGGAATCCATGTGATGCTCCACATATATCGAAATATGGACAAAGCCTATTCCATGATGTACATGCGGCTTGGCCATACATAGGAAAGAACTCATCTTTGTGCATGGATAGTATCTGTCTACATGTTACGATTATGCCGCGTTTCCATTCATCTATTATGTCCTGTGACATGTTAAGTTCGCTACGAAAGAAACTATCGTTTTTGGGTGAGATTAATAATACGTCTACTATGAAATCACTACAACTCTCGTACTCTGGTATTTGTTGTGTTGCCCATACGTAACCGATAAACTGATTGCTAAGTTGGAAGCTCGGTACTAGGTACTGCGACTCCCATGTTGAGGTTTTGTGATCCATACATAGGAGTTTATTATCTACCGCAAGAATCTTATCTACTAGGCCACCGTATACTACCTTCCAGGTTTCTCCATACACGGGCATTGAGCCTAGATCGAACTCGAAATACAACTCACTTGTTACCGTGTCGTATCTGCTATCGTCTTCATGCCAGCGTTTCCAGTATGCTTCTAGTAGCCTGATGCCTCGGCCTGGTGTGCGTCTGATGTCTTCTGGTACAGGCTGGTATGCTTCTAAGAACTCCTCTTGTGCTATTTCTAAGGACTCCTGCATAAACATAGCGTCTAAGGCTTTATGGATTGCGATACCAAAGAGTAACGGTGCGTCTGGTGTCCTCACGCTATGGGGATCAGCCATAAAGCCGCCTGGTACTAGGCTCTGTCCTATACGATGCTGGAACTTACGCGGGCATGTGCGGAACTCACCTAAAGCATAATTGTCTACTTTTATTACACGTTCGTCTGGATATATACCGGCTCTCATCGTGTTACCTTCTTTCTATATGCTGTTTAGTAAGTCTAAGGTTGCCTTGGAGCCTAGTTTTATTTCTTCTTTTATTTTAACTGCGCGTTTCTTGGTTGCTTGTGGGCGATCTGATGTATTTAACTTAGCGTTCTCTAAGAAGTCTAAAGCACTGCTAAGCTCGGTGTCGCTAAGATCCTGCACGTCCCGTAACAACAACTCGTAATCCATAGGTACAGGCTCGAGATCTGCTATGGGAGCCATTGCACGATTAGGATTATTACTAGTTCCACGGAGCCATACGTGGGTGTCTGATGCTTCGGCGTCTACTACCTTAATGTCACCGTTCCAGTATACGTAAGCGTCTGGTAGTACTTTTGTCAATAGGTACCGCAGCCTTTCCTTTATGTAAGAACTCTCTTAAAGCCCTGCGTAATACTTCGGCTCGCTTGCCGTGGTGATTGCCTTCCCGCTCTAGATACCGAGCTAGGTC